TGGCGCCACGGCTACCATCCTGGCCCGACTACGTGACCCTCGTCCCCTCAATTTGGTATTACGCTCCAATTGCGGTCTTCAGTGACCAAGCGTGATTGCCTTTCGGCACGTCGTCAACAACCCGCAGCAAGCCCGCGATCGGAAGGGAGGCCACGAACTCCGTCGTAGAACTTAAGGACCAGTTCTTGCTTCCAGGACAGCTTGAATGGAGGACGAGTCTCAATGACCTTCTCGTCGTAGTCCAGGTCCTCGACTTCGACATAGGGAGCGTGTGTCGCGATCTTGAGTCCCATTGTCATCGCAAGCTTCCTCGGTACGAGCATGACTCGAAGTCCCGCGTCTTGAAGATCCCACCGGTAGTCGTACATGGCCTTGAGAGTCTCCTCGCGATCGAACCACCAGAAGCCCGGGCGGTAGTCCAACTTGACAGGATCGGTCGGCGTCCATCGAGCACAGCCACGGAAGGGATTGTTCATGAGCCACAATGCATCCTCAACCGCGTCTTCTGGAACCTCGACGGCGATCTTGGTCTTGGCCACCTGCTTGGACATCCTCATGAGCGACTTAACTTCGGACCTCGAGAGCGTCTTGGAAGCCCACTTCCGAGTCTGCCGTTTCTGCCGGACCTTCTCGATCATCCAGTCGCGGACATCCTTGGCGCGGAAATCGTAGACCTTTCCGAGACCGCCCATCGACACAGGAAGGTGAGCCTTGAGCCTCACACGGATGAGAGCACGAAGATCCTCGCTCAACGGAAGACTGGAGTTCTCGTACGCCTCCCAAAGGACCTCAGGGGAAGCTCGACGACCATCGCTGATCCCGACAATAAGGCTAGGACGCACCGCTCCGGGGAGATACCAGGTACCCTTTCGACGGACCCAGAGCTCGGAATTGACGGTGAAAGCATCGGAATTGACAATTGTCTTTCCTCTACTTGCAACGCCACCAACGCATGGAACAGCGCTAGCCCAGGTCTCGCCGCGGTCTCGCACACACCCGAGAAGGTCATCTCCGTTGACACCGCAGAGCCAAGAGTCACGAATCCTCCTTCGGTTCCGGAGATCGCTCACGACGTACCGAGTGTCGAGGTTCTCAGAGATCAGGAAACTTACCAGCGTCACGAGGCAGAGGATCGGGAAACTCAAGATGGAACCCATGAGTTGTCCTTTCCGCTGAGCCGCTGACAGTTCGTTCCCTAGCGAATCTCGGAACGTGATGAGGCTTCG